TTTGCAAAGTAAGGCACGATAGCCGCCAACACGCGTTCGAGATCAGCTCGGTCGAATATGAGCACACAATCATCACCGTTGTTAGCCAATTCTGCCAGCACGTTTAATTCAGCGCACATGGCATACAATAGGCCACACATGATGATACAATTCCCCAACGAAGTGTTCAAATCACCAGAGCAACGTGTTCCCGGCATTTTAAACCGGACTTCACCGTCATCACAGTAAGCGACCCCCTTGTTAAGGAGCTGCCATTGCAACAACCGCTTAAGTAATTTTGATTTGAACGTGTCGTTGTAAAACGAATGCTCATATTCCAGTGCATCTACACTGACATGCATGTCGAACTTCACAGCATCAAGCCCGACTGCAACCGGATTATTAAACCGATCCCACTTATCCCTCATTACCAGTCCAGCCTCTTGCACATTCAATCCCTTGATCACAGTGTGTTCAGTAACACTACCCCAAACTTTGTTTATTGCTTCGTAATATTTCTTTTCGTTTGTTTTGAGATATTTTCCCAGGCACAAATTGTATCTGGGTGATCTTGGGTTGATTATGCGCGGTGCTTTATCCAATGACTGCTTTTCAAATTTTGTGAAGGGTCGCAAATAAGCGTCCTTAATATTCACACGTTCTCTCATCAAGCTCCTGTATGCTGATTCATAAATGCGGTACTTGGGACCACGGTAACATTTCACTACTTCTCGTAGCGTCACCGTGGTCGCAGTTTTCCGCACTCTGGAAACAACAAGCTTTTTGAACTCAATAAGGTGTTGTGAATGATAGGACCTCGGCTGTGGAGCCAAGGGTGGCAAGAACTCATTTCCTACCTTACACAAAAAGTAACGTTCCAACAATGCACGTTCAACAGAACTTACATTGTTGTTAAAGACTCCCAAACTATGGTTATCCCCCATGCACGTCACGACATGGTATTTCCTTTCCCTCCACCTGAGCCCGTTCCGATGCACATCTAACTTGTGCAAGGGCAGCGATGCAAGACGTCCAGGAGCACGTGGCACCCAGTACATTGCTGTACTGGGCACCCCGTGCACTGTGTCTTGCCCTTTATGCAGAACTGGGCGCCCTCAGAAGTCAAAAGACACGTCTTCAGACTTCCCGAGAACCCACCGCACTATGCGGCTCTTTCTGCACTGCTTCGCCCTCCAGGTACTAATTTGGTAGTGTGTGTCGTCCACAAAGAAGTAACGCTCTATCAAGTGTAAATGTGCAGCCGCATCTTTAGTGCGAACGTTCCATTTCCTCAATATTCTGGCTGCTTCTGCACGGACCAACACTAAATTGCCTGGAACATTCCTGTCCATGGCACTCAACCCCAATTTCATACGCATCGCAACGACCACATTCGCCACCAACTTTGGTACATGTTGCACCTCAGTCGAATTGACGGCAGGGATAGATTTGGAT